ACATTCCTTCTGCATCTTCTGATAATGCAGTTCCAAATGATTTATTCATTAGTTTATCCAATCTCCAGTCAGAATCTGATGGTATTAATCCTCCCAGTGTTTCTGGTGATAAAATAATATCTGTTGCTGCTAAAGCCCAACCAATTAATGGTATTCCCTTCAGTCCTATAGCAGCTCCAAGTTTTATTCCTCCTCTTACTCCAATACTCCGACCAAGATTCATTAATATTTTTCCTCCAGCCCTAATTGTTGTTTGTGCTACTGCTGCTGCATTTTTTACCTGCTGTCCAACCTTTGCCATTAAACTTGCAGCCTGTTGAACTGGTTTAATAACTTTTGCTGCTGATGGTGCTGCTGATGGTGCAGCACTTGCTATTTTTGCTAATGGTGATACGCCCTGAGCAAGTTTTTGGACTGCAGGGGCTGCAGATGCTACTACATTTGGAACAGTTTTCTTTAATATGTTTGGTATGAATGCACTTACAACCTTGGCTACACTTCCTCCTATAATTGGTATTTTGCTAATAATATTTACTCCAGCAGTTACAATGGGCTTAATCATTTTTGCTACGATATGTGTTTTTTTCTCTAATGCTGCCAGACCCACAACACCAGCACCAGCCCCTACCGTCATAGTTGCTGTTGCAGCATCAGCACCTCCTTTTCCACCACCAAAAGCCTCAGTTAAAGTACTATGTATTTCTCCAATCGCAGATGAGGTTGCTACTACTGCTTCTCCAAGTGGCTTTCCTATAATATTCGCCAAATCCTTCATTACAGGATAAACATATCTATACCAAGGTATGATAAAATACCTAAGCAGTGCAACCATTACAGGTCTCATTACGAATCCGAAAAAGTCACCTATAGGTCTTAATATCAACATGATACCGAAGTTAAGTAATTTTTTAATAGCCTGAAACATTGGTGAAACGTCAAACGCCTTCTTTAATATTGCTATTAAAATTCCTGCAGAGGCTGCTCCTATTATCATTCCTAATTTATGTTTGTTAAAAAATTCCTTTGCTCCAGACAGTCTCTCAAACAAACCTTTATTACCTGTCCTTTCAGCACCCTGTTTTTTTAATGTAGATTCTTCCTTTAGAAGTCTGGTTTTTTCATTTCGTGCTAATGGGTCTGTTGGATCTTTCTTTAATTTCTTTTCTACTTCTAACAACTCTTCTTGAACTTTTCTTAATCTGTCAAAAGCATTTATTGTATCACCTATTGATACTGCCATTTTTTTAAATACGGTCATTGGACTTACTGGACTTGACAAATAACCAGTAAATAACGAAAGGGAGTCAGTGCCTTTTTTCATGGCATCTCTCATCTTAAGGTGTTGTGTTACAAAGTCTGCACTTTTTTGTGCTAATGTTAGTTTATGCTGGTATCTTAAGGCATCTGAAAGTGCCCTATTCATCTTTCCACTTATCTGATATTTTTCCGCCTCAGTTTTTAGGATTTTTTTCATCATTTGGTCATACGTACCTAATGATTTAGCTCCACTTGCTATATTAGAACTAAAAGCACCAACTGCTGCTAGATCGTCATTGTCTTCTTCGCCCATACACTTTTATATATTGTGACACTATTAAAAGATTTCTCATCTCATACGCTTGGATTTTATCTTATTAATTTCAGACTGTTCCTTACGCTTCTCTTCTTGGTGTATGGACAGTATATTTTTTATATAAGCTATAGGCAGTTTATCAACTATTCGTTTGTCCCAACCGAACTCGGTGGCACAGATATAGTAGATGTTGTAGAAGAATCTGTCTCGGTCATTGATCCTGTAAAACTCTCCACCCAATCCTCGAGAAATTTTGCTAAAGGGAACGTTTTCATGACCTCCTTCATGACTTTTTTAGCTATTGAGCTTTTAAGATTTCTGATTGCTACGGCATCGCCAGTTTTAAACGGTGCTTTTTTTAGTACTTTTATCATTATTGCCATTCTGTATGCTGGAATGTTTACTTTTGGTTTAGTTATATCTGACACATCTATAGCGTTTGCCAGTATTGCTTCCAACTCCCCGAAAGTCAGGTCGTCTTCATATTCAATAATCTCCTTTCGACCTTCCCAGTCTATTTCAAAATTCTTTAATACCATGTATTATATAAAATACAAGTTATTTATAAACCTATTGGTATTATGAGTATACTGCTGTTACTTTTGCGGTCTTAACCTGCCAATTAAGTTCCTCAAATACTGGCTCTACAGGCTCTAATCCTGATACGTTGTGGTCTGTTATTGATAGTCCACTTCCTGTTATTTTTAATGTTCTTTCACCAGCACTTCCGATTGTTACGCCATTTGTGAACTTTAGTTCAAATTCAACATCACTTCCAACCGCATATTTGTCTCCCCAAGTCTCTTTGTAAGCAGAGCCCTTTAATTGGGATTTAACTGACTCTACTGCATTATTATCATTCCATGCTATTCTGAATCTTCCTGTTATGTCTAAAATAAAGTAGTTCACCGTTTTGTGCAAAGTTAACATCTACATCTTGTACCTCTGCCACTGTTGTAGCGTCTCCATTTCCGTCACTGAGATTTACTGAGCCGTGTGCAAATGTGAATGGTTTTCCACCCTCTGTTGCTGCAGACGATGTACTTGTTGAAGTTGCGTCTTCCTTTCCATAAATAATATCTGCGGTACAGTCAACAGTACCTCCTATAGTTGCCGATAATGACAGTGTGTTAACAACACAGCCTTTTAATGTTCTTACCATTGTATCTGTATCTGCTGTAAATCCTATTTCAGTCGTAAATGAGTTTCCTACCCAAGTCTTTAATGCTCCACCCGCAGCGTTAGTTCCGTAAACCTTGTTACTGGAATGAGTTCCGCTTCCAGATCCAGCACCATAAAAATTTCTAAATATTTCATGTGATGTTGTATCTGATAGTACAAAACCCACGCCTAATGTTCCAGCCTGTTGACCGTATGCGTAAACTGCTGGTTCTACTTGACCTAGTTTGCCTAAATTAACCCTGTTTGTAGTCAGTGTCCAGCCAGTTATTGCTGTTTTTGCACCGAAAGATCTATCTATTGTAGCAGTACCACCAAAAACATCTGGATTATCATCATCTTCCCAGCCATATTTAGCGTATGCATATGCACCAGTTCGTACCATAAATTATATGTGGTTATTCTGTATATAAAGATTGCTAGGTAGGATTAGTCTGTCTAAACGACAATGTGAGAATATGATTAAACATATTACGCATATACTGGCTTCTGGAATATGATGCCACAACCCTCAAATCCACATATGTAGATCCTCCCTTAATATTTGTTTTGATTATTCTTAAAGTCTCTTTTACTACGTCTTCATGTCTCTGTTCATTCTGATATGTTCTAATATCAAGATCTACTGTCACATCGTGAAAGTGGTCAGCTCCCCCAAGTCCGAAATATATAATATTCTCTGACTTTGGTGTAAGTATAATCTGATTTCTTCTGTCATCAATTAATCCAACAACCCTTCGTTCCCACGCCTTGTCTAGGTTTGGTGCTCTGCCCTTTGTCCAGTTATTCTGTATCACTGTGACTATTTCATCTACCGCATCATAAATTGAAGTTCCCATCTAAAGAGCACCTGTTGGTGATTGACCAGAACTAAATACGCCAGATGAGTATCTGTATCCTTCTGTATAAGGGAACTTCTTCCAAACATCATTTCCACCATACGAGCCCTCTGCTGGTCTCATACGTTTTGTCATTCTATCCCACTGAGTATCTGTTAAGTTTGATGGTTTTCTTCCCACATACCATATTTTTCTTCCTACCTTATATGCTAGGGAATCTATTAAATTACGCTTTTGTCGATCAGATAAATTTGTTGTTGTTTTTCTACCTGTAAGAGAGTTGTATTCATTAACTAAATCCCTACTAGTCATTCCACTAAACACTACACCTCTCACCCATGTTTTTAATGCATCTATACGAACTCTTTTTCCACGCATGCTTTTACCTGCTGGTAATATTGCCTCACTCCATCTCTCTGGGAGTTTTTCTTCTTGTGATACATTACCTCTTACCGTTCTGTCAGAAGGTTCTTTGTATATATTTTCACTAGGTCTGAACATTGAAGTCAATCTCTTAACAATGTTAGAAAGTCCACTTTCATTTACTTTAATATCTTTTGGTATGTTGGCTTTTATTATACCACCCTCTACCTCTGCGGTAAAACCCTCAGCCCTCATTTTACCAACAATCATATGTTTTATTGCTGTAAGAAATTTCATTATGGTATTACAAATAATTCTCTACGATTGTCGATACATTTTTCAATATCTTCAGACCATTTTCTTTTTGACTCAGAGATATTTGCAGACCCACCAGTCGGTAACACGTCCATTCTCAAACTTGTATTAAGTATTTCAATGGAGGTCATTTTAATTACAACATCTTCAATGTCTTCAGGTATAGCTGTATCTCCAGCAAAATTCTCTCCACCGTATCTATAAGTTACCCTACATCTGTTTTTTCTTAAAATTGAAAATATAAAACCTCTAAGAAATAATCTACCATAATCATATTCAAGATCATACCACTGGGAGTTTCCCAATATATTCTCCCATTCTGCTGAAGAGCCCTGCCAGATTTCTATCTTATCTCCCTGTGCAGCGTCAAGATCATAGATGTTCCTATGCTGTAAGAATATTGGTGTACCCCAGCCATAAGTATAAAGTAATGGTAAATCATGGACTTCTCTTGTTATTTTCTTTGATCTCCAAGCATGACCCAATCTCCTCTCTAATTCGGCTTCTTTCCTGTTTATGATTTTTTCAATCTGTGTTGTATTTGGGGTTGTGGTTGCCGTTATTGGAACTCTGAGAAAATCAGAAACGTCTGCTACCGAGCAATATGTAGTCGCCATGACTTTGATTACATTAGAACGTATATAAAGATAATTGATTACTTGAATACTACTATGATTTCTGCACTTCCAGTACACTTTGCATATATACCAGCTTCAAACCTTCTTAGTATATTGACATATGTTCCCTGTGCTGCAGTAAATACGGTAAATTCTACTGGGTCGCTTGCGGTTGTACCATTTATAAGTTCTACTTTATTAGAACCAGATCCAACTTTTGTTACATAAACTGCCACAACAACTCCGTGACTGCCTTTTATAAGTGTGTTTGCGTTGAAGGATACAACATTATGATTCAGTTCCACCATACTTAACCAAGCAAGCCACTATATATAAACTTTGTTAATAATTAAAAGAAAAAAAAGGGGCTGTTTTTTGGACTCTAGTAGCCTATGACTAGAAACTCGAATATCTTTGAGTTGCACCCATTGTTTGCATTTGCAACTTCTGTTAGTGCACTTACAGCATCTGCTCCGAAATACAGTTTAATCTTCTCGTTTGCTTTGTCATACTGAACTACATGTGGGGAGTTCGTATAAGTTGGTATTACAGCAACGAGTGTAGATATTCTGCCCTCTTTGAGGTCAGCAGACACTCCGTTGGTCGCATAGTTATCAGAAGCACCAAAGGTGACTTTGATAGCATACACTCGCAACTTTGAAACCAAAGCTGCTTGCCATGAGAGTGTTTTTCTCACGTTTGCACTTGTCCAATCTGTTGTACTGATTGTTAATGCCATAGATATTAGAAATACCTAAAGACTTATAAAGATTATTGCCACCATTTGCCTAATAGGTGTATTCCTGTGAGTGATTCTATCAGGATACTTCCAAATAGGAATATGAGGATTATGTCTCTTGCCTTCGATAATTCACGCTTTACGTCTACCATAATTCGAGATATGTTGTATGTTTATAAAGATTACTTTTCATCATGACACTTACAATCACAATGATATTTTTCTGGTATTTTACATATAGGGCATTTTTGTATATTTTTCATTTCTTACCGCCACTTGTCTCTCTTTCTGTCTTCACAATTCATACATTTTAGTATTCCTTTATGCCAGCCACACTCTTTACATTTTAATGAGAATGATACTGCATCATTCTTCCCAGTTCTTCTGAGCATAAATATAGCAATAGCTCCAATAATTCCCATAATAAGTAAGTATGCTATCATTACTTATGTTATATATAGCCCTATTTAAGTTTGTAAAAAAAAAAAGAATGTAGGTTTTTTAGAGTTTAATGTCTCTAATCTTACCTTGTGATTTGAAGTGACGACATACAGTCTCCCCCATAGTTCTGTAAACTCCCTTTTCAACAAAGGCATTGTTTACAAATGGGTAGGCTGGTGTTCTTCGAGTTGCTTCGTAGTATTCGGTTGGAATTGCGATTTGTATTCCGATCCTTGGATAACCATATCCTTCAGCATCAGAGGTGTCCAGTGCAAATAATCTACCGACTTCACTTGAGTCACTAGCGTTGCTTGGAGCATCTTTTGATGGAATGAAAGGTATTCCATAGATGGAGTCTACGTGTATTCCGACACCTGTTCCCTTGAATGTTTGAATTCCGTTTACATCGACCTGTACTAATGTTTCACCGTATGGATTTGGAATACGGACTGAAGGCATGTATAGACCTTGTATTTCGGAATAAACTTCGTGAGAACCGAGGAAAACGTTTGGATCTTTACCAGCAGCAATACGAATCTTTCGTAAGAAAGTTCTTAATGTATCGTCTGTTAGTACACCATTAGTTCCTATTGTACCAGAGGCTGATTCTACTGTAGAATCGAAGTCTGTGCCACTATCTCTGTCGATAGTTGCGTTTGCTGCCCAAGGATCATAGTTTCCAGTTTGTGAACCACCTAGTGAGCCTTCTTCTGCTCCTGATGACACAATTCTGTCTAATGTTTCAAAGTCCTTTGTTCCTGTCCACGCACCACTTGCATCTGCTGCTTGCTTTTCGACATCTGCCAAAAGCATTCTGTTGAGGAATTCTTTGTGTTGTACAGCCATGTATAATCTGAGTGAGCCTAAGCCTCCCCAAATATCGTCTTTAGAGTGTGTTGCCAACCATTCCATAACTTCTGATGCTGAGAAAGGCAGTTGTGCTGTCTTTGGTCTAACATCAATTTCTTGGAGTGTTGGTTTTATTGTCTCTGCAATTAAGCCACCTTCTGCTGTACCACCTAAAACGGTATTAGCGTTGGTAGTATTCAGAACAGGCTTAGCTGTGATAACCCTCCAACCTGATTTGTCCCAAGGATACTTTGGTAATATACCAAAGGCATTGGCTTCAAGGTTGAGCTGTGCCCAAGCGTATGCTCCGAAGATGGCGTTAAATGTGCCAACTGTAGAAGTTGTGATTGGTGCATCGGCTTTTCTCAAAAGGTTTCGGTTGTATCCGTAATAGAGTGCTTCTAATTCATCGATGGTTTTTATTTGAACCATGTTAGAAACCCCTTACCTCATCGTCAGATGGTTTGTAGTACTTTCCGCTTAGAATGTTCTGAGCAACTTTTGATAAACCTTCATGCCCTGCCTCTCTTGCATCTTTCAAAATTGGAGAAAAGTCTGTTTGATAAGATTTTTCAACAGTTTCTGGTGACGCATTTGGGCGTGGCGTTTCGGTTGTAAAGTTATGCTCTGATTTTTCTACGATTTCTGTATCGTCTGATTTCTTCTGCATCTTGAGACCACCTTTGTCTGAAACAGGTTTATCTCCCCCTGATCGATCATCGTCCAGTCCAGCTTGTGTGCCTTGTGGATATGGATCTCTTGGGACAGTTACCTTTGCTCCAACATCATCTCCACCTGCTGTACCCCTTGGGGCAAGTGGTAAATCTGATGGTGTCTCTAAAGCTTTCAATCTTTCATCGAATGTATCGATTGAGTCGCTTACACCCTTTTGGGTTTCGGCTACAGATTGAATTACTTCTGTCAATGTTTCAAGACTAGATTTTACAGTATCTTGGAAAGCTTTTTCTGTGTCAACTCGTTGATTTTCAGTTTTTTCAACTTCCTCTGCTTCCGCAGATTTAGTTACTGTCTCTTCAACTTGTTCAGAATTTTCAGTATCTTGTACCATGTTATTCTAACTTAAGGTTTATAATGGTAGTTAATAAAGATTTTTACTTTTTTATATGAGTTTCTTGTTTAATTAAGTGTCTTTGGTTTCTTTCCAGCACTAAAACGAGTAACTTTTTGTCCACGAGCAGCCAAATCTCTATGTATGCCTGCTGCCATTGCTTCCCCACTTATAGCCTCTTTTTTACCTCGCTCTTCTATTTGTTTGTTTTGCCTACAAGTTGGACAAAAAGCACCCTGTGACTGTGTTTCTGGATAGTCTTTATGCTGACTTTCTGTTATTCCTTTTCCACAGTTAGGGCAGAAATCAGACGCAAGTTTTATATCGGTTTCATCTTCCTTAATTGCGTTAGAGTCTCCCCTTTCATCGCCCAATTTATTATTATTATCCTCAGTTCTGAATCCAGACGCAAGTTTTGTATTGTCTT